CCTCACGAAAGCCACGGGCCTGTAAAAACTGGACCACTTCCAGTTTGAAACCCCTGGCAAGAAGATCGGCGGCCTCCGCCTCGGTCATGCGTTTTTCATCGGCGATGAGTTGGGAGACAGAGGACATTAGCGCTTGAGGGTTTTGAGGATGCTTTCACGGATGGCTCGGGGATCATTGGGGCCGAGCAGGCCGATCTTTCCACCGCGCCCGCGGATGACGTGCATGTGATGCTGGCTGTCTTTGCAGTGATCGACGGCCACGCTCATGTTTTCGAAGGCGGCTTTGATGTAGGCGAGGGGATGCTCCGGATGGCCATCCAGCCAGGCTTTGGAATGCCAAGCGGTGATCATTTCTGCGGTGTTGTATTGACCGCAGAGGCTGGTGGGTGCCATGAACCAGGTCTGGCGCGGTTTGCCATCGGGCGTTTCTCCGGCGTAGATGGTGGGCCATTCGACTGGCTGAATGCCGAGGGCAGTGAGGGCAGCAAAAAGCCGCGTGTCCGTGATGGAATGCGGACGCGCGGCAGAGATGAATCGTTCAGATGGGGGCATATCTAGGAGAGGGTGCGTAGGCTCAAGGCCTGCCTCAGTCATCACGCGTCACTGTCCATGAATGGAGAGGCGACGAACTCAAGACTGAAGGTGTGGAAGTCTGCATTGGCACCACGCTGGCGAACTCCCACGAGCACGGTATCACCGAAGCCTGTGCTGGGGGTGGCGCGGTAAAAGTCGGTAGGCGTGTTGGCAAGAGACACTTTGACGGCCATGCGTGTGCTGAAGGCGGAAGCCGCTGGCACGAGGGCTTCGAGGGTGACGTTTAGCTCATCCCCCCACAGGCAGATGCCGACTTTTTCACCTTGGGAATCGACGACGTAGCGGCGTTCGGTGGAGAAGCTGGCGTCCTGATTTTGCAGGATCATGCCGGTTTGGGCGGTTAAGCCTTGAACTGCATCGGTTCCGAGAAAGGTGGCGGCCATGGAAAGTGAAAAGGGGATGAGGTTGTGGGTGAAGCGGTGTCAAATCAGGCTCTTACATGCCTTTACCCTGTGCGCGGATGAGGAAGGTGAGGCGGGTGCAAAAGGTGCCTTCATCCGTTTCTTTTTCGAAGCGTTGGCTCATGAATTGATACCAGTAACAGTGCAAAGCATCCGTGGCGGTGAGGGCTGCTTTGACGACGCTGAGATCGGCGAGCCAGGACATGAGCCGGCCTGCGTTGAGCTTGTGATTGGCGAGCGTGGTGGTGGTGTGCTGGGTGAGATACTCGATCTCGACGGTGCAATCCATGACGCCGGGGAGATCCGGATTGACGGCGGACATGGCATCACAGGAGATGACGCAGCGCGGGGATTCGAGGGCCTCTGTCTCGGTGTGAGAGGTGAGCACCTGCAGCCCGGTGAGGCTGGCGGAAGCGAGGATGCTATCGAGGTAAGTGGCAAGCGCGGTCTCCAGCTTGAGGTTGAGAGGTGTGTGATCGGTATTGGGCATGGTGGTGACAGTTTAAGTGCGAGCAAGCTGGGCTTTGAGCTTGGCGCGGATTTCTTCTTTGATGCGAATGCCGAGACGCTTGGCGCGTTTGTCCGAATCCAGGACGTGACGTGCTCGGCGTTCAACATCGGCCTCGGTGGCATAAGCACGGGTATTGGTAAGGCGCAGCCGTAATGAAGCGGGGCCTTCGATCGGCATGTAGGTGCCGGCGGCGTGGCGTTTGGCTATTTTGGGCACGCGGACTTTCAAGGCTTGAGCCGCAGCAGCCCAGCCACCGGCGAGTTTTCCCACTTTGGCCAGCTGCTGACGCAGAAAAGCTTGATATACCGATTGCGGCACAACGGGTGCCTGCCAGATGTCCCATTTACCCTGCCGGATGCGTTTGATTTCACGGCCACGCATGCGGCCACGTAGGAAGCGAGACTGGTGCAGGGCCTGCAAAGTTTCCAGTGTGGCCTGCGCCATGAAAAAAGGCCGTTGCACGCCGACGAGAGTGCCGTCTCCATCGATCCAAAGCAGCACGTTTTCCTGCTGAGTCATGCGCAGAGCCGCGCGCTGCATGATGGCATCCGTCATCGGCACTGCCATTTTTTTGAGGTCACGCTTGATGGCGGCTTCACCTGCAGCCACCGCTGCTTCACCTTTGCTGCCACTGACGAGCGGTTTCCCCTGATGCCCAGGCGGCGTGATGGCGATGATGTCACGCACGAAGCCCATGGCATCGGTGCGCACGGTTTTATCCAAGATGGCTTTTTGATCGATCGCGCTGAATCGTGCAAAGGCGGCTTTGAGACCCGCCGTGGAAATGCGGACGGTGGGTGTCATGGCGTAAGGATGCGAATTAACCTTTGATATCGAGCTGAAGGCGCAAGGCGGAGATGGCAGGGATGACAGCGGTGGCGGTGGCGCTATCCGTGCAGGCGATGCTGACGCGGATATCGAGGGTATCACCTGCGAGCAGTCCTGTGGCCGTGAGATCGAAGGCTTTCTCCGAGAAGGTGAGGCTGTTCATGGTGACCGCTGCGGTGGTGACGAGATCGGCACCGGTGACATTGCCATCGTTGAGCACCTCAAAGGCTTCAAAATCGATGGTGCAACTGGTGGAGGCCACGCTGGTGATCATGCCGGCAATGGCGGAGATGCGCACGCTTTCTGCAGCGACGTATTCAGGCGGCAGAGTGAACATGAAACGCGCACGGCGCGTGGTGGCTCCTGCGTTTTTGAGATCGCCCGCGGAGATGTAAGGGGCATTGGTGCCATATGTGCCACCGGTGCTGAGGCCTAGATCGTCCGCAGCAGCGGTGCCGATGGGCGTCTGAAACGCATCCCAGATGCGGAGATTGGAAAAGGGGATGCCATAGTTGGCAAAGTTATCCTGGGCGAGGAAGCTGCGAGACTGCGCGGGTAGGATCTGCCCATCCACTTGGAGGTTTCCGGAGACTTGAAGATTGCCGTCGATGCGATTGGTGGCCATGACCCGCATGGCATGTCAAAAGCAGCCGAGATCAGCTGACGGCTTCAGTGGCCTCAAGGGTCCAGAGGACGCGGTGACTATCGAGCGATGCGCGTTTGAGGCGGAAGGTGCGGCCGCGGAGGGTGAGATTCAGACGTTTTAAAACGCCGGTGGTGGCATCAAACAGAACGGATTCGGCGAGGCTGGTGCTAGGCGCGGTGATGAGCAAGGTGCGGCCCATGCGGAAACCGCCTTTGGCATCCTCGATCATGGTGGTACGCTCGATGGCGGCCACGTCGTAGCTTTTCCCGCCAAGGATGATGCTTTGCGGGTAAGCGGTGCTGAGGGCCTGCTGGTGGCGCTCATGCGCGGATCGAAGGGCGGCGGCGGTCATGCAGTGAGAGGTGAGTCAAAAGAAAAACCCGCCGCACCCCCAACCAAGAAAGGGTGCGACGGGTTGAGCAACCACAACGGAGAAGAAGAAACCGTGCGATGCTAGGCAGCAGCTGTCAAAGGCGCTGCCTCCGGTGCTAAGGTATGACGGGCATCGTGGCGGTAGGTGTGAAGCACGCGCGGGATGTGATGATCCTGGCTGACGTGGAGCCTGGCTTGTTTCACCCAGGCAGCGTCTTCGCCGTAATTGCAATCCAAGAACTGGCAATGCGCGATGCGCTCACGCCGCCAGGCACAAACGTGCCAAGGGCCACGAGTGAGCTTTTGATGGCTTGGATCATCGAGGATGAGGTTTTCATCACGCGCGCCGAGCTGGAAGATGACCTTGAAGGCTTTCCCATTGTAAAGGGCATCTTGCTCGAAGGTGATGACGTGGGCGTGTGGAGCCTCACGGATGGCCTGCAAGAGGCTAGGCACGTAATCGGCAGCGACGGTATCATCGTCGTCCACGAAGGCGATGTATTGGCCACGGGCGCTGTTGAGCAAGGCTTGACGCTTCAGGCCGACACTGCGGTGCCTGTTGTCATAGAGCACGAGGTGCTCGACATCGGCATGATGGGTGATCTGCGCGGCGATGTGCTGCACGAGCTCTTGGCATTGGGTCACACGTTCCCAGCAGGCGGGTGTGAGGATGGATAGAAGAGGAGGTGGTTTCATTTGGAGGTGGTGGTTTTTTGTGGGTGAGTTTGATTGTTCGCCGCACGTTTTGCAGCGCGGCGTTGACGTTTGGCTTCCGCAGCAGCCATGGCTTCCTGATCGGCTTGTGTTTTTTCCCGATTTGGGTCATGGCGTGCGCGATATGCACTATGACTTCCTTTACCGAAAGCTATTGCCAATGACCTCGGCAGCGGAGGCAGTAACATAGCTGCAAGTTTTAGCCGCATATTCATGGCAGGAAGGGTTGGAGTTTGGTGAGTTCGACGTTGTGCCGATCTGCCCACGCCCGTTTCGAGGGCAAACAGAGTTCAGCGATGGGGGCGATGTGGCTGGTGTGGCCGGTGAGAATGATGGGTTTCATTTGGAGATGGTGGTTTTTTGTGGGTGAGTTTCATTGTTCGGCAGAGGAATTGGGATCACTTGGACTTGTCCGGCGGTGAATCCTTCGTGGTAGGCGAGAACCTTACGCAAGAATGATCCCACGGCAGCATCCTCACTATCGGCGTATTGGTATCCGAGAATCTGGCGAGTCGTGACAGTGGTTTTCCATCCATCGTTTACCGTTCTTTCGAGCATGACCGTCAAGCCGAACAAGAAGCTGGACGACAACCACTCACCGCTGGATTGTTCCGCGCTGTCTGGCTTCGATTATGGTTTTTGGTTTTGCATAGTCTTAGGGCTTCGTTTCGTGGTGTGTCAGCTCAGCGGTTCGTGTTCATGGTTCTTTGATGAAGGGTTGGAGTTTGGTGAGGATAGATTCGCCATGTGCATCCACATCCCAGCCGCATTCATGGTTTTTAACAATGTCGCGAATGAAGCGATGCGCCTCCCTGATGGCCCCGCGCATGGCTTCGTTTTCCTCCCGCGCCTCGTCGCGCTCGCTCAAAAGTTGTGCAATTTCAGCAACTTTTTCTTGATATTGACGCTCACACTCGTTTCGTGCTGCCCGCGACTCGTCGCGCTCGCGCTTCACCTCCAAGAATTGCGCCAATGGCACGACAAAAGCGGAACGTAGAAAGTCTTGAGCTTCTTTGTATTCCAAATCCGTCTCAGGTGTGGGTCGTGGTGTGCTCATGGTGGTTTGTGAGTTCTTTGAAGATGGCTTCGCCTTCGAGGTAGCGCTCGCGGCTGTTGTGGGTGGCATAGGTTTCGTCCCAACCGGCTCCGCCTTTGAAAAAAGGATGATCGTGCTCGATGATGATGTGCGAGGCATCGATGACGATGCCATCGCGGTAGGCTGCCCACGAATGGTAGTCGTCACTGAAGACGCTCTTGAAGCGTGGATGCAGGAAATAGCCTTGTTGCTCATAACGTGCGCGATTGATGATGGCGATGCAAAGCTGTGGATCTTTACGGTGACCATCGGAGACGCGCAGCGCGACGGGTTTTTCGAGGGCCTGTGTCTCGGTGATGGCTTGCTCAATCATTACGTCCCAATGCATGGGAGGATCAAAATCATCATTGAGCTGGATGAGGATCTGCCCGCAAGAGGCAGCAGCGGCCATGTTCCAAGCGCCAACGCTGGCGCCTTCTTTATCGGTCTGGATGACATGTCGATAGACGCAGAGGGGCACGCTTTGCTCGTCATCGAAATCGATGGCAAAGAGGTGCTCGACACGGTCGGGGTATTTGGCGCGGTTCAACCACTGGCGGCGTGCGTCGGCGGCGAGCTTCGGGCGGCCACGGGTGGCATGAAGCAGGCTGATGACCGGATGCGGTTGGGCCTTGAGGTGGTTGATCTCACGCACGTTCGCTTCTTCGAAGCGACCATTAGCACGCAATGCCATGGCGTGCAGATGCACACCGAGCCAACCGTAGTATTTACTGCGGCGGTTCCAGATGTAGTCTGGCGGATCACTGAGGCCGTTCATGGCCTCGGCCCATGAGAGCGCATTGCGAGGACGATTGAGGCCGAGATTGAGATTGATCAGCTCTGCAAAGGCTTCGCGGCGATATGGCACGGCATTTATTGCCTGGATGAGATACTGCTCGCGCGTTTGCCAGTTTTCCGAAACTTGCGCGATGTTGATGAGTAGCTCGTAGGCTTCATCGTCATTGATTTTTGGATCTTTGAGGGCGGCGTGCGCGTGCGGCAGCGCTTCTTGGATGCGCCCCGCAAAACGCAGCGATTGCCACAGATGAAAGCGGTGGAACATCGTGAGCTCGTTTTCCGGGATGCTTTGCAGGATGCGCAGGTTGCGTTCGTTGTTCGGCGTGCGGTCTTTGTGCGTGGCGTGATGCCATTCCGGAAATTCCTGCACGATGACGCGGATGTCGCCAGGCGGGGACTCCCAATGCTCATGGATGGCTGAGACCCACTGGCCCGATTCACGGCGGACGATGCGCTCACGCAGGACGCGGAGCTGATCCTCGGGGACGACGTAGGGCAGGGTGACGACATCGGGCCGCTCGGCGGCGATGCGTTTGCGGAGGGCCTGCCATTGCTCAATCGTGCCGCCATACACATCATCGGTATCGGCCCAGGCGATGTAGTCGCCAGTGGCGAGCTTGAAGGCGAGGTTGCGGGCAGCGGCAAAGTCATCGACGTGCGGCCAATCGTGCTCCGGTTTGTTGCGGTAGGACGCGCAGACGCAGCCGCGCGCCTTGGCGATGTCGAGCGTGGCATCTGGCGTTTGATTACCGATGGCGCGCACGACGATGATCTCATCGAAGAGGGGCTGGAAGGAGTCGAGAAAGCGTGGCATCCAGTGCTCCACATTTCCGGCGATGATGGCGAGGCTGAGTTTCATAGGTATAAAAAAACCCGCGCCGGTGGTGCTCCGAACGCGGGCGGGATTGCTCCCAAGATGTGAACCGCCCGGCGCGAGCACCAATCGCGACGGGCGGGAGGGGGTGATGAATTAGGTGGTCGGTGTGGTGAACACTTTGAGGGCATTCGTGACCGCAGGCGCAAACCCGAAGAGGATGTGCGTGTTGATGAACCACGTGCCGGAGGCGCGATTCCAGTGGCGGGTGTAAAGCATGGAGATGCCGCTATCTGCATCGGTGAACTGCTCGAAGGAAGCGTATTCCTCTTGGGGCAGGTAGTTGCCGACATTGCGCATGGCCACTGCGACAGCTTCCTGACCGGCGCAGAAGCCGATGAGGGAGATGGAGTTCGTGGGCAGGACGTCCGTGCCGTAGATATCCATACCAAAGAGGCGACCCAGCTGACCTTCACGGATGGCATTGCTATCCCCGCGATTGAGGGCGAGGACGAGGTTGGTATCGGAAAGCAGGCCTGCTTCGACGCTGAGGTTTCCGACGAAGGACTTCGTGCCACGCACACCGGCGGCGACGAGCTGACGGCGAGCCTCGATGAGGCTGTTCCGGTTGTAGTTCGCGGAGGCGGTGGTGAGGATGGCGTTTCCGAAGTTTGTGGTGGTGAGGACGCTGAACACATCCTGGAGGAGGCGCTGAGCGGTGGCCTGTGCGAGCTGCTGGCCGAATTGATCGATGCGGCGGGCATTGCTGCTATCCGCGATCTGCTGAGGAGTGAGATCCACCGGGGTGATGTATCGCTTGTCGAGCGTGACGGTGATGGCGCTGATGGTGCCACCGGTGCGCTCATAGGCTGCCGCACCCTGCACGAAGCTGGTGGTGGTGACGTTGCCAAAAAGCGGGACGATGACGGCAGAGCCGGGTGCGGCGACCTCATTGCTGAGATCGGTGGAGAAAATGTTCAGCGGCATCAGGATTTCCGTCAGCTGCTGGAAGACGGTCTGGCCGAAGAGGGTATCATTGAAAGTGACCATGGGATTCTAGTGGGTGAGGTGTGGGTGGTGACGAAGGTGATGAGGTGTCAAATCAAGCGGCGGCCGCGAAGAAGTTGGAAGGCTTCCGCAGTTCTTGGCGGTGCTTGTTGAAGAAGCGGGTGCGCTCAGCACTGTCCGTGATGGCGGCGTATTGCTCAGCGATGGTGAGCTGCTGCTTAGACTGGGCATTGACGATGGGTGCAGAACCTCCAGCGGCGGCAGCAGCGCCGTTTGTGATGAGGGCCTTGAGATTGGCGAGCTCACTTTCAAGGGCGGTGATTTTGGCTTTCTCCGGTGCGGTGGCATCAGTGATGCGGGCGGCGAAAGCGGCTTTTACATCGGCATCTTCGAAGTCGATGACGACGTTTTTAGCCGGTGGCTGCCATGCTTCGATGGCATTGCAGATTTCATTTTCGGTGGCGTTGTCGGCGAAGGCGATGCCGATCTTTTTGGCAAGGGCGAGGAGGGCTTTCATTTCGGAGGGTGTCAGTTGAGTTGATGTGGCGTGGGCCGTGGATGGCGCTGGGATGTCAAACAAAGCGGCAGGACGATGAGCGAATGAGGCGGTGAGACGGCTGCCTTTGAAGGCGCTGGCACTGAGGGCGACGGCATCGGTGAGCTCATCAGCGAAGCCTTGAGCGACGGCTTCTTCACCGGTGAGCCAGGTCTCGGCGTCCATCATGGCGGTGAGGTCTTCATCGCTCTTTTTGGTGCGCTCTCGATAGGCGGCGATGAGGGATCCTTTGAGCTTATCGAGCAGATCGGCGAGCTGGCGCATGTCCGAGGATTCACCCATGGCGAAGCCGCTGGGGTTGTGGATCATGAGGTAGGCATTGCGCGGCATCTCGATGCGGGTGCCGGCCATGGCGATGACGCTGGCCATGGAGCCAGCGAGGCCTTCGATGCGGACGTTGACATTACCGCGTGCTTTCAGCGCATGGTAAATGGCAAGACCGTCGAAAACTTCACCGCCGGGCGAGTGCAGTGAGAGATTGATCGGACGGCCTGCCGGGATGTTTTTGAGCTGGCCGAGGAAGTCTTTTGCGCTGATACCCCAAGCTCCGATCTCATCGTGGATGGAGATTTCAGCGGCGGGTGCATCGGCGGCGTTTCGAATGGTGAACGATGTGCGGGACATGCTGCCCGCAGGGTGTCAAAACTCACGCCATATCATCGTCTTCGGCTTCCGCTGCATCTTCAGCGGGATCTTCCGCTTGATCCATTTCGGCAAGATCACCGGCGAGGCTTTGAGGGGAGAGGGTGGTGAGCATCGAATTGCTCATCTGCGAGGTGCGTTGGCCGAGGGCGATGACGGTGGCGATGCTGGCAGGAATGCCGCGCTCTTTGGCAGCCTCAATGGCGAACTCGATAAGCTCTAATTTTTGCAGCACGGCGGCTTCTCGCGTGCGGCGGCCATCGTTGCCAGTGAGCAGCTCGACAAGATCGTCAGGGGTGATGAGGTTTTCACCCATGCGTTCCATTTGCGCCTTATGATCGCGGCCGGCATCGGCGGAGGGATCGGGATCGGTGACGAAGTCGATGACGTTCCAATCTTCAACGGTAGCATATTGGCTGAGGGCTCCACCAGGCAGCATGGCGGTGCTGATCACTTTTTCCCATACCCACTGGATGAGTGGATAGAGCTTGGAGCGGAGGCCTTCGTGGGCTCGCTTCACCTGCTCCAACATGCCACGGTATTCCGTGCCGCCGACTTTGCCGCGCATGAAGATCCATTCCGGCGGGTAACCGAACTCGAAGATGAAGGGATGCAGGAGATCTTCGAGGATTTGTTTGAAGGGAACGCCTTCGGTGGGATTGGTGAAGAAGTTGAACTGCTCGTCACTGGAGAGTGGAATGAAAATGGCACCTTCACCGATCTCGACAAAACGGCGGCCTGTATCTGTGGCGGGATTGCCTGCCTGCTCAGCGGTGAGCACTTGCTGCATGGCATTGAGCACTTTACCATCTTTGGTGGTGGTGGCTCCTAACAGGGCAGCACGCACCTTGGCGCTATGCTTGCGCAGGGCTTTGAGATCGAGCACATCAAGGAGGTCTTTGCCACTGGCAAAGATGGCCGGATCACCATGATACTGGTTGATGCGGCTGGGGTCTTTGAGGTGGAACACATTGCGATGCCCCATGGCGTTCACAGCGGAGATGTCTGTCCATTTACTGGAGCCTAAACTGCTGCCACTGTCTTGGTTGAGTCGGATTTTGACCAGCTGATCGAGTCCATTGTAAAACAGCCCCTGATAGCAGCGCTCAGCGAGGGCGTCTTTTACATCGCCATCGGTGAGCTGATCGCGTGTGAGGCTTTGCAGTTGGAAGGCACGCTTTGATTTGTCATTGAGGCTCCAAGTGAGCCCCATGGGCTCGAAGACGGGTAGAATAAAAGCCTCGCCATCACCGAGCATGGCGGATAGCCAGCCCGATTGGATTTGGTAAAACGTCTGCTCTTTGCGGAGATCGACAGCCGGTGAATCGGCCCACTTTGCAAAAAGGGCAGTGGCATCGCGCATGAAGTCGGCATTGGCGCTGATGCTCTTAGCTCCGATGCCTTTGCCGACGGCTTCGCGTGGGAGCTGGCGGCAAGCATAGCGCACCTGGGGAATGCCGTTTTCGCTTTGAAGGTAGCGGCTTATCTGGACGATATCGCGGCTTTTCTGGATGCGCTCCAGTTGCTTGTTGCTCCAAGGTTGCCATGTGGGCATGGCGCGGTAACTGCCAGAGGATGCCGGCAGGGCATTCACGATGGGCGCGGCAGCGACGGTGGAAGAGACAGTTTTAGTGCGTGAACGCTTCATGAATCAAGGACTTCAGATGGGGAGTAACCGGCGGCGAAACGAATGCCGAAAGGACGCGAGAGGGACTTGGTGATCTCGCCAGCAATTTCGCTTTCGGTTTCTTCTATGGCTCGCTGCAAGGCTAGCCTCCGCTGCTCAGGACTCGAATCGCGAAACTGCGCGGTGTGCGATGATCCCTCAAAGGCTGTGGTGGTGATCTCGGCACCGGTGCGATCTTCGGCGAGAATGAAATACTGCGCGATGAGCCATTTTTTCTGCGCGGTGAGATCCGTGCCATGCAGCATGCGCGCATGAAAACGGTAGTCTGAAACCAGATCGGAAATATCAACGGCGGGCATGACGGCCAGCCGATGTCAAAAACCGCGGCGAACGTGCGCTGCGCCGAACTGAGCTGAGGCTCAGTCGGCGAGCTGGGTGTTAGCTGGCTCAGAAAGCGTCTCGGCCTGCGGAGTTTTCCGAGGTCGTCCGCCTTTTTTGCCGTTTCCCTTGGCCGCTTTCGCCTTGGCCTTACTTTTCGCCTTGCCACCTTTTGCGCCGATCTCAGCGAGATATTGGGTGACGGGGTTCATATCAGCATTCCTTCGCACGACATTCCGTCTCTCGCACGACATTCCGTCTCTCGCGCACGTGGCGTAGTTCGGGCACGTTTGGCATGGGTGAAAATCTTTCATGGACGCAGTTCAGCTTGGTCGTTCTGCCAACACCTCGCCTCGTCCTCGATGGCATCACGTGTGACCTGCTTCACTAGCTCATTCACAGCCTGCTCTATTGTGTGAGCGGTGATGTTATATTCTGGCTGGCACGCACCGCCACAGCGGATGGACCACAGTTCGTCTTTGTAGTTTACTTGGAGGCTTTCGAGTATCCACGCTTCTGTTTTTGGTTCTATATCGCTCGGATGGAATCGGTCTGCCATGCCGATTACCATTTCATCGGACTGAGCATCGAGCCATGCACGATGACCAGCAGGCAGAGCGCCGCCGTATGTAGCAGCCGCGATTGTGGCGTATGCCGCCTGTCGTTCAGCACTCATGCTGCGCGCACCTCCTTTACGAAGTCGATGGCGGATTGAAGTTTGGTGCCATGCACCACCCTCACATACTTGACCGCCTGCATGAAGCGGAACTCAGCATCTTGGGAGATGCTGGTGTTGCGAAGGATTTGACGGACGGTGGATGTGAGTGAGTCGGACATGTGAAGATAATAACCCAAGCGGCTTGGGATTGCAAGGACTATTTCAGAAATCTTTTCGGCAGCCGAGAAAAGCCAGCTAACCAGCGGATGCAGGACAACAAAATGGGCGGACAGGCACTAGACGAGGCGGCATCAACCGCGCCCATTTTGTGCCTGATCCTTATCGTTCGGCTTGCGTTGGAGTAGCGCCTCGGCTGCCGGTTTTCTGCGTTCACAGGCCAGATCAAACCTGTCTCTCAGTTTCCCAATCACACTGGCGAGCTTATCGCGTTGGCCTCCGCTGAGCCGGTTGCATACACGGATTGAAGCATTTAACTTCCGTATCCAGCCTTGGCACCACCAGTTCAGGCGGTCGTATTCGTGCGCTTGTCGATCTGTCATAAAAGTTGTGGGTAAATCGAGCCGAACAAATCAGATGCAGACAACGGCTCGGGGCTGTCTGCACTGTAAATCTAGTCTTGCGCTCACCGTCGCCTGATGTGGGTCGTTCGCCGTCAAAACTTCACAAGACCTCCTGCGCGCAAGATCTGCGAGTGCAACATGGCGAGCTTTCCACAGTCGCCTTGGTGATCGTTGAGGATTTCTTTCCAGCGGCCGGTTTGGCGGTCTTTGGTTTGATTGGTAAAGCCCGTCAAAAGATGGGAGTCGGCATCGGTGGGGAAGATGATGCGCGGTCCGCGGCGGCGCTGGATGCGGCGGCCATACATTTCGTCTTTGAGCTCGGTGTCGGAGTAGGTGTAGAGCTCGAGCTCGGAGCGGGTGCGCGAGGCGGCGCGGGTGACGTTCCATCCGCGCTTCGCGGTGGGGTCGCCTTTGGACGGCCAGAGGAATCCGCGCGACGCTTGGCAGATGTCGTAGATCTCCTCGGTGTTCCATCCGCTATCGACGATGCCGGAGATGGGTGTGATGACGTCGTTTGTGCCAGCCAATGGGAATCTGAGGCTGCGGAGAAACTCAGGATCAAGAAGGGCTTTTTCACTGGCAAGACGGCCCCACTGGATGGCCATGAGATCGCCGTTTGGCATGAGTGCCCAGACGGCCCAGTCGGTGGCTCGCTCACCAGGATCGGCGTAGAGGCCGAGGTGGATGGGGCGAGAGGGGATGATGCCGCGCGCATAGCGCTCCGTGCCACTGCCTTCGGCTCCAGCGATGCATTTGTTGACGTGTTTGTCGCCGATTTTGAAAGCGTAGATGGACCAGGGGAGGGCGAGCCAGGAGTTGTAAAAGTTTTGCAGGCCAGTGGTGAGTAGGTCGCCTTTTTCGAGAAACTCCTTGGCCATGTCGCCAAAGCTGACTTTGGGCGCGTAGAAGGACGGGATGCGGAAACTGCGATCGCTGAGAAGCGCGTTCGGGTTGTGGTGGACAGCTTGCAGTTTGGAAAGCATGCCGGGTTTGTCGTCGTCGTGGATCTCGCAGCCGTTTTTCGGGCAGATGTAGCGGATGGTTTCGCGAACGCGTGGGATGTCCCAAGAGCCATCGGCGCGGCGGGCATCGGGGCTCCAGACGAGGGAACGGTAGTGCTCGGAAACGGCGCGCTCCTGTTCTTCCTCAAGCGTGGTTTCCATCTCATCCTCGGGGACGGTTTCACCGTTTTTGCGGATCTCGAACTCAAAGGGGAAGTAGTGCCCGCAGTGAGGGCAGGGGACGTGGAAGTGCGTCTGCGTGCCGCGCAGGTAGGTGATCCAAGCGAGGTGATTCGGCGTGTTTGGCGTGAAGTCCATCATCTGGAGCTCCAAGCCGCGGAATTCCTTGGTGCGCTCGAAGGCGAGCTTGATGGGGTGCGCTTCGGGTGCCTGGTCGCGCTCGTGGTGGACGATCTTGGCGGCCTCGCAGATGTAAACGATGCGCTGCGTGCTGCCGCTGGTGCTTGTGTCGGAGTTGATGCCCTCAAACACGATGAATCCGCCGCTCATTTGCATGGCGAGTTTGCGGAAGTTGTGCGCATCGAACGGCTTGTGGATGCGGAGGCAGTGATTGGCCTCGATGAGCGCGGCGAGACGTTTGTCGGAGATTTCGACGCGGAGCCAGTCTTCGGAGTTGCCGAGGATGAGCGTGGGGCCGGGGGCGTGCGGGATGCGGTAGGCCAGAATGAGGATGCAGCAGGTCGTTTTGCCGGTCTGCGAGCCGCCGGTGACGGTGAGGGAGCGGACGCCGCTCTGCGGATGCCCACACGCCAGAATTTCGCGCATATACGGGCGTCGCTCCGTGCTGAATGGTCCCGGCGATGCGGGGGCCATGGCGGCGGGCAGGACGAGATTCGACTCGGCCCAGTCCACGACGGGCGGGTCGGTGGTGAATTGGAAATCCCCGCGGACGATGTCGGCGATGAGGCTCATGCGGATTTGAGCGAGGGAGCGAGACCGGCGAGGCCTTCGAGCATGCGCTCCACGGCGGGCATGAAGCGCTGCGTGAGCCACTGCTGCGCACCGGCGATGGCTTGCTGCTGGTTGCCGGGATTGACGAGGGGCGCGAGTTCGGGCGGGGCGTTACGCATGAGCGAGGTGACCGGTAGGAGGAACTCGGAGCGGAAGGCGTGGAATTCATTCACCGGGATCAGCCGACGTGCGTCGATTTGCCACGACTGGTGCTTGGCGAAGGCGTCGTTGTAGGCTTTGCGCAGGTCGATGAGGATTTTGGCGTGCATCAGCATCATCGGGTGGTCTGCCGGGATGGGTTTGCCCATGCGATCAACGCCGCCACCGCGGCAGGCGTTCCACTGCCGGTAGTGCTCGCGCCACATCGTCCAGGCGGCTTTGAGCATGCGGCCGGTCTCGGAGAGGTTTTCGTCGTCGATGCCGACTTCCGGCGGAGCGGCCGGCGGTCCAAGAGCAGACATCGGCGCATCCACTGGCAAGGGCGCAACATCGACGGGTGCCTTGACCATGGCATCCCCGACTACCCCACGCGTGAACCGCTGGAAGTCGTCGGTGTTTTGCGCCGCATGCCGCTGCGCAGTGCGGACAGTTGCCCCGATGCTCTCGGCGTAAGCCTTGATCACCGCAGCAGACCATCCATGTGTCGCAGTCCTTCCCATTGTCGCAATTTGCGATTTGCGACGTGTCAAAGCCCAAAGCGACACACTCAGCGCGCCCGCATGTCGTTTTGCCAGTGACGCGACACTATTTCCCCCTGCGTGTAGACAATAAACC